CCTCCGCCGCTCGGGCGGCCGGTTCCTGACGCTGTTGGACGGGGGAGTGTCCCGAGTGGCAAAGGGAGCTGACTGTAAATCAGCCGTCTTACGACTTCGCAGGTTCGAGTCCTGCCTCCCCCACCACCACCAAATTTCGGCGTTGATACTATTCCGATTTTTGGTTTGTGGCCCTCACCTTCTCCGTAGGTGAGGGAATAGAGGTTCCACTTTCGTCCAGCATCGTGATCGCTTGGGCTGCCAGCCGGACGCGCTCGGCCTCCCGGGTGTAAACCTCGGCCTGGGCTATGGTGAGCCACCCGAAAATCGCCATGAGCTGGTGAACCGTCGCTCCGTTCTCGGCGGCGATCGTGGCCGCTATCTTGCGGACACCGTGCGCGCTCTTCCGGATGCCGGCGGCGCGCGCGGCTGCGGAAAACTCGTTGCCGAAGCTCTCCTTCACGAAGGGTTCGCCGCGGGCGCCGCAGATCCATGCGAGGTCGCCGGTCGGGCCGGCGTCCAGCGTCCTTTGCAAGACCGGCAGAACGGGGATCGTTACCGTGATGGTTTCTCCGCCCTTCTCGGTTTTGATCGACGCAACGCCGTTGCGAACGTGCTGCTTGCCGATCCTCGCAAGGTCGCCGCGCCGCAGGCCGGTGTAAAGGATGGCGTCCAGCCAAACCCGCTGGCGGGTTCCGAGCGGATATTTCTGTTGATAGGCGTCAACGTCTTGGCGGGTCCATGCGGGGAAGCCGATGCCCTTCTTTCGCTTGGCGGCTTTTACGCCGGCGGTCGGATCGACCCTGACGTGCTCGCGCTCAAGCGCCCAGCGGAAAAGGCCCTTCATGGTGTCGAGGAAATTTCGCGCTGCTGCTGGTGTCTTGGATCGGCGATCGAGCGCGGCCAGAATGTGCTTTCTGCCGATCGCCGCGTATGCCTTGCTGCCGGCATCCTTCAACACGTGCTTCATGATGTTTTCGCGCTGGCGGCGCGTTGCTGGCTTTAGGGCAGACCATGCGCCGGTTTGCCGGTAGCTGTCCCAAAGCCATTGCAGGGACGCGACCGAAGGCGCGCGCGGGCTGTGGGGGCGCTCGCCGCTGATTGCTGCGTCGTACTCGGCCTTGAATTCGTCGGTCCCGTGGGCCGCTCTAATGCGCGTCCTGGGGCCTTTTCCGATGCGGACATACCAGACGGTCTTGCCGTGCCGGGTCTCCTGACGGTGCAAATGTGGCGGGCGAGGGCGCGGCATGGCGTCCATTACAGAACGATATCCTCGCCGGGCGCAAGCGGCTGATCGGCCTCGGCCGGCACCGTGGACGCGATAAGCCCAATCACGATTGATCCGTCAGGCCGGACGGTGATGTCAGTCGCTCCGTTCTTTTTCGCGGCGCGGATCGCCCTGGCGACGTCGGCCTGAGTGAATTTGGCTTGGCGGCGGCTCATGGGCGTGGCCTCCTAGGTGCGGGCGGGTTGGGATCGACGCCGTAGCAAGCGCGGGTGATGCCGCAGTGCGGACACTTCCCGTAGAAGCCGGGCACCCTGATCCCGGCCTTGTAGTCTGTGACCGGCAACCCAGCCTTTCGGCCGCAGTCGTCGCAGTAGGGCTGCGCCGGCGCGGGCGGGGCTGGCGCCGCGCCGAAATCGAAGCTCGGCGCTGGCTCTGCGATCTTGGCGCGGGCGTTCATTGGCGATCAGTAAACCGGCGAACGCGGCCGGACATGCTCGATCGCCTTGCCCGGATCAGCGGTTCGCCAGTCTGGCCAATCGCGGCCTTCGTTCTTCGTCTGCTTGGCCTGGATGCCTTCGGCGATCTGCTCGGGGGAAAATCCCGCGCGCCACGCGCCATCCATGCTCAACAGGATCAGATCTACCCATTCCGAAAGATCCTGTGGCGCGCGCTCGACTTCGACCGTCTCCTTCCTGATGTGATCCAAGACGCCTTGCGTTCGCGCGCCTGGCCCGAATGTCGCGCGCGAAAAAGCCCGTTGACGGTAAAGGTGGGCGATCAGGTCGAACATTAAAAACCCCTCCATTTGTTGACCGGGCTCGATGCCCGGCGCTGCTGTTGAGCCTGCGGAAACCCTCGGCTCTTGATCTGCTGGCGCGGCTTGGTTAGCCCGACATGCTTCGCGCGCTTGCGGTAGACACGCGACTTCTCGGCGACGTCGGCGGCCGTCTTTTCCTTGTGCGGTTTCCCGCGCAGGATCGGCGCCATGTTGCTTTCGCGATTTTCGCCGCCGTTGATGAGCGCAACGATATGATCGCAGTCCCAATGGTCGCCGGCCCTGATCTTGATGCCCGACCAGTGGCAAACGCCGTCGTACCGCTCGAAAATCCGCAGGCGGACATGCGGCGGCGGCCGGCTGTCGTCGGTTTTGCCGATCCACTCCGGCACGCTGCGGCTCATTCCGTCCCGGCCTCCCACCTGCGGCAGGCCGGTGCCCTAACGAGAACGTCGGTCCCGCGGCTGTTGGTCCATCGACCGCGCGAAAGCCCGCACTTCGCCCAACGCTCATCGCGCCAGATGTGCTTGCACGTCCCGCACGTCTCGCCGGCCGGTCCCGTTCCCGGCGGCTGGTAGTAGCCGCGCGGTTGGACGTAGTGCTTGCCGCGCTTCTTCACGGTGACGGTGTCGCCGCCCATCGTCTGGAAGGTGAGTTGCCCGGTGTCCTTCACGCGGTCGCCCTTTCTTCTTCCCGCGTCGGATCGCTCCAAATCGTCCCGTTCTCCGCGCCCCACATGAAAATCCACTCGATCAGGCCCGTCATTTCGGAGACGGAAAGGTCTGACGACGAACTGCCGTAGGGCACCAAGCCCGCGCCGTTGAGGTTCGGCAGATATTGAAGCTCGCGCCCGACCTCGCGCGCCCAGGCGTGCAGGAACATGACCTTCCATTGGTCGGTCGTGTACTTGTGGCCGGCTATCCGGTGCTGTGTCGCCACGTCCGACAACATCGCCCATAGCCGCGAATTCTGCTCGACAGTGCGCTGCGGGGCCTTGAACGTCAGGCGCGTTCCCGTGGGTGCCTTGCGGACCCACGCAATGGCGCGTTCGCGGATCGCTGCGGCGTTCAAAACCAGCTCGGCCCGGCCGGTCATTCCATCATCCTTACGTCGCAGCCATCGCAAGCCATGTGAAGATGCCCCTTGCTACCGGCTAATTGTCCGTGGAGAAAACCCTTTTCGCAGTACGGGCATTTTGCGCGGGCTCGCGCCAAGCCGCGCTTTTTCATCACGGCCTTTAACTTCATCGCCGTTTCGATGATCTTCACGGCGCGATCCATGAACGTGGCGTAGCTCATGCTGCGACCGCCTCGCCGCGCCGGCGGATTTCGGCGACCACCTGGTCGAGCTCGGTTCGGAAGCGGTCCACTTCGGTAGCGAGCGTCTGGATGTAGCCCTCCTCGCGCGGTACCCTGCGAATGAAAACCGGCATCTTGGGCCAGTAGATGCAGACGTCCCACCACGCGCGGCCGGTGACCCACATCGAGCCCTGAATTTGCGCCTTGTGCTGGGTTGGGACTTCATTTTTGAGCAGGATTTCCGCAAGGATGTGCGGCAGGGCTGTTTTTATTTCCAGGCCGCCATCATCGCCGATCAGGCTGTCGGGTGAGCATCCCTTCTTGCCATCCGTGATGAACCCGACAATCTGCGGCTCATGGCCCGTCGAGAAGGTGTATAAGTCCCGAGCCTCGGCCTCCAGCGCATGGCCGCGTTCGGTGTGGGCGCTTGCAAAGCTCTCGGCGGGCTCGCCGGTGATGATCTCCCCGGCAAGCTTCATCATGTAGGCTCGCCGCGTTCGACCCTCGCCCTTGGCGAGGATATCCGAGAAGGCTGATGCGGTGGGTAACCCGCATCGGGCGCGCATCCACGCCTCGCTGTTTTGCTCGCAATCTATGATTTGTAGCGTCATGCGTCAGATACCTCGATGTGAGCCCAATTTTTCTTGTGAATGATTGCCGAGATGGCCGCCGACGTGACGTTGAATTCTTTGGCTAAGTCGGTGCCAAGCTCGCCGCGGCGCCTTCTTGCGATGATCGCCCGAACATCAGCTTCGGATAGTTTTGAAAGGCTGTTATTTTCGCCGACCTGCGCTGTCCCATGCTCCCGCTTGTCGGCGTGGTTTCCCTTTCGCGTATCCCATCGCAAGTTCTCGGCGCGGTTATTTGTTGGATCGCCGTCGTTGTGAGCGCATTCCATGTCGGGTGGGCATGGGCCAATGAACGCCAGCGCCACGAGGCGGTGGATGAGCCGTCCGCACGAAGTTCCGTTGCGAGAGAGGGATACTTTCAGGTGTCCATAATGGTTGCTGCAGATCGCCTTGAGAATGACACCCTCAAACGTGCGTCCGTTCGCTATCGTGCGCGTCAGACTGCGAACGCGGCCAAGGTTTGAGACCTCGTACAGTCCCTCGAACCCGCTCACCGGCTTCCAGGTTTCCACGGTCAAACCCTCTGCCCAATCGGAAAATGGGATCGCATGAAGGCGATTTCGTCCTCGATCGCCTCTTGGATATGAGCGGCCAAGGTCGTTTTGGCCGCCTCCGTGTTCAAAAGCGGTTCGTCGGCCAAGAACCGCTCCGCCAAATCCCAGCATGCGGGATCAAACGTTTTTGCCATGTGGCCCTACGCCTTCTTGAAATTTGCGATGGCATTGATACTGGCGGCGTAGTGCTGCGCCGGCAGTTCTTCGAGACGCTGCTTGCGGCCGGCGAACATGCCTTTGCCGGCGGCCCATTGCAGGAAGGCGGTTGCGGCCGCACCCTTCTCGGCGAGCGCATCGCGGATGAAATCAACCTGGTCCTGGGTGATCGAGCCGGGAGACGGGAAGTAGACCTCGGGTTCAGCGGCATGGGTGCCGCGGCCGTCGTCGTCATCCGCCTTCGACGCGAGGCCAAGAGCGGCCATCAGGGTTATCCGCTCGAGATAGGAAACCGCAGATTTCACGCCCTGGATGGCGTTCTTGCCGCCGGACGTGTCGGCACCGGCGGACAGGTCGTTTTCCTCTTGGTGCCCGTCGCGGTGCGAAATGATGCAGGTCACCGTCACCGGTTCGCCGGGCTTTCCGGCGGTGCGCCAGCGGTGATTGAGGCCGAATTTGCTCAGGATCGGAACGACGGTTGCAACAACCTCGGCCAGATCCTCATGCATGTAGGTGGTGCGCTTGCCGTTGCTCTCGAAATCAACGAGGCGGTTTTTCCTGATGACCGGCAGTTCGGCTTTCGCGTCGGCAAGCGCATTATTGAATGCCTTCCGGGCGGCGAAAGCATCCATATCCTTCATCAGTGCGACGGCCTCGCGGTACATTTCCACGTTGCCGCTCGCCAGCGCCGATTGAACGATATCGAGCGGCGAGGGGGATGTCGGCGTGACGGCGCGCGGCCTGCGGATGGCAACCGGCTTGATGTTCTGCTCGGGGAGGGGTTCGGCGGCGGACATTTAGGCGGGCTCCTGTTCCTGTTGGGCGCTGGCGTCGCGATCGGCCTGGATGGCGCGGTCGATGCGGCAGAGGGTGAGGGCGACTTGCTCGCGGATTTCGGCGAGCAAGGCGGTGGTGCCCGGCAGGCCCGCGGTGCGGTCGAGGTTCGACCGAATGCCGTCCACGTCGTCGGCGAGCCATTGGGCGTACATTTCCAGCCGGGTATGCCGGGCTGCGGTGGCGTGCGTGTCGGGCCGGCATGCCGCGCTGCGGCCATGGTCAATGAGGCTCATCGTTTCACCTTTCTCGGGGGAGGGTGGTTGCGGCGGCGGGCTAAACGGCCTTGCCGTCCTTCATCAGCCCCCGCGCGTGGGCGAGATCGACCATGTTGCGGACGATGGCTCGGGTTTCGGTAAGGAGTGCCGTTCCGGCACGCGTTTTTTCCCAATGGCGCTGGGCTTCGCCCAACGTGAAGTGACGGCAGCCCGCCTTCACCATCGGCTCCTTGTCCGCGGTGAGTTTCTGCAGGAAGAAGGCGTAGCCGTCAGAGCGCGTCGCGCCCTGGATGATCCATTGTCGGCTCAGGTTCGCGCGGCTCAGGTCCGCGCCGCTCAGGTTCGCGCCGCTCAGGTACGCGCCGCTCAGGTACGCGCCGCTCAGGTCCGCGCCGATCAGGTTCGCGCGGCTCAGGTCCGCGCCGATCAGGTTCGCGCGGCTCAGGTCCGCGCGGCTCAGGTCCGCGCCGCTCAGGTTCGCGCGGCTCAGGTCCGCGCCGCTCAGGTTCGCGCCGCTCAGGTTCGCGCCGCTCAGGTACGCGCCGCTCAGGTACGCGCCGCTCAGGTCCGCGCCGATCAGGTTCGCGCCGCTCAGGTC